GGACACACATCGTCTTTGGACGCAGAGCGTAAGGAGGGCGCTAGGTTTGAGGTTGCATACCCAGCCAGTACTCGTGTCGACGCCTACAAGTATGTACCGAACAATGAAGACGAGTTTGATAGTGGCTTAGGTAATCTGTGCGTGAGGTTCATCAAGCAGGGTAACCGCAAGAGAGAGTACGTGTACACCAATGTTCCGTACCACACATACCTAAACTTCCATTCCCCCGGCACATCAAAGGGCAAGTTCATCAACTCCACCCTGAACGCTACAGGGTACCATGAGGCCAATGATAGCGAGATGGGTTACTTCACGGACTTCTAGATGTTGTATTGGACTTGGGTCGGCTGTGTTACTCTCCTATCCATCATTGTTATTATCACTTGGTATGACTACTACAAGTAAAGTATTAGGGTATAGTCCGTTAGTTATTGGCCTGCTGCTGCTTCCTGTACTGCCATTCTTACAGGGCTGGTGGTTAATAGGCGGGCTGGTGGGTGCTATGATTAGTTGGTGGTTAGTTCTACGGGATACGCTGGATCTGGTGCAGGGGGTGGGACCTGTCTATTGGCTGACACGCCAGACGACCGTAAAGAAGATCGGGATACAGAGTTCCTTTATGAGGGAAACAGACTACCCGTGGAGGACTGGGCGTGGGATTCAGGTTGTGGTCCCGTACCGGACATTCCAAATAGGCATTTGTAAACCATCGGAGCACTACACACTGGAGGAGGGTTTGTTGCATTCTCTAGTGGGTCGTCGTCTACCAAGGAAACCAAAGGATATAGGAACATGGCACTGAAGTTCTGGCAAGGAGAGAAGGATCACGCAGTCCGCACCTTGGATCGCCCGTCTCGGGTCACCAAGATGAGTACCTCGGACTTGAAGGACTGGATGGACGTAGAGATTGTGAACTTAGGTCAGTCATACGACCAGTGGCATTTCCACGCCCGTGGAGCAGACGAAGTGTCATCCAGACTGGACATGCTTGCTGCAATGTGGGATGAGTTATCGGAGAGGACAGAGTGAACACCGATCTCCTAGACTCAGAGGTAGTCGAAGACGAAGATTTAAATGCTATCGCTGATCTGGATATCGAACTGGACGAAGCGTCGGCTGAGTTTGTAGACGTACTCTGTAAGAAGTTAGTGATCTTTACGGAGGAGTTCTGCGACGTTGAGTTCTTTCCATATCAGGTGCCTATTGCGTATCGTTTTATTGAATCTATTGTCATTGGTGATGGTGAAGAACTTACAGTAATCGCTACCCGACAGAGCGGTAAGTCAGAGGTACTGTCAAACGTCATTGCTTCGCTTATGGTTATCCTTCCCAAGTTGTCAGTGGTGTACCCCTTGTGGCTTAGTAAGTTCAGTAAGGGCCTGTGGTGTGGGGTGTTCGCCCCCACCGAGGATCAGGCTGACACAGTGTTTAGTCGAATAGTTACCCGGTTGACCAGTGACCACGCCCTAGCCTTCCTATTGGACCCTGAGATTGACGACAAGGCTTCGTCAGGTGGAGCACGCGGTAAGGGCAAGATTGTCTCGCTGAAGAACTCTGGGTCACTCTGTCGGATGCAGACTTGTAACCCCAAGGCCAAGATTGAGTCGAAGACGTACCACTTCGCTGTTGTGGATGAGGCGCAGGGAGCCGACGAGTTTGTGATTGCCAAGTCCATCAAGCCTATGTTGGCGTTCAACAACGGCACGATTGCTCTAACTGGTACGGCCTCTCGCCAAAAGTCGTACTTCTATAAGATGATTCAGTTTAATAAACGTCGTGACATTAACAATAAACGAGGGCAAAGGCAGTCCCACTTTGAGTACGACTGGCGTACTGCTGCTAAGTACAACGAGAACTACGGCAAGTTTATTAGCAAGGAGAAGGTGCGTATCGGGGAGGATTCTGATGAGTTTCGGATGTCCTACCTCAACCACTGGATGCTTGAGAAGGGTATGTTCGTCACTGAGGACCGCTTGAGCAGGCTGTACGATGCGTCCATGCCAATAGTTCCAGAGTGGTGGCGTACTCCCATTGTCATTGGCATCGACGTGGCTAGGTCCAACGACTCCACAGTCGCCACGGCTGTGTGGGTTGACTGGGACCACCCCGATGGGCTGGGGTTCTTTGAACATCGGGTGCTGGACTGGCTGGAACTACACGACACTGACTGGGAGTCGCAGTACTTTAAGATCGTTGATTTCGTAAGGAACTACGAAGTAATGCGAGTGGGGATCGACGCACAGGGCGTGGGAGGTGCTGTAGCAGAGCGCTTGGCACTATTGCTACCAGACATTGAAGTTCTGTCTATGTCGTCTGATGCCAAGGCACAGAATGAGCGTTGGGTCCACCTCACGGAGTTGATTCAGAGAACCCAGTTGGTTATCCCGGGACACTCCAAGGCTAGGAGGACTAGGCGTTGGAAGAAGTTTAATCAACAGATGTTGGATCTAGAACGTATCAACCGAGGACCGTACTTGCTGGCTGAAGCACCGGACGAGAGGGGTGCTTTCGATGATTACCCAGACAGTCTGGCCTTGGCTTGTGCCATGACGGTTCACGATATCATGCCTACAGTGTCGGTAGCAGAGAATCCATTCTTTGTTTAGTGGTATCATAGAGGACAGGTACCTACCCGTTATCCTCGGAGGATTCCATGGCGAACGTAATGAACCCAACAGTTGCACCAGCACCACTCTTCCCTGAGGTTGCAGGCAACGTCTTTGAGCGCACCCTTGGGCCGGACATTCCCGGCCAGCGTGGCTCTCTCCGGTTTGAGGAAGGCGTTGCGACTGATACCGATGTTCCTAACGACTTCGCTATCGGCGCATACGTCGACACTTCATCGGTCCCGGGTCGCCCGAGCCACAACAACCCGGCTATGTTCTACAAGCCAGCCGAAGTCACGATGCAGGAGCGTGCCCACGTCGGGTCTGCTTCATGGATTGAGGCCCCGTCGGTGCTTGGAGAGTTCGTTCAGGGTGTTGTGGCAGGTGACGGAATGCCCAAGTATGAGCATTCCTACAACTCTGGCGCACACATGAACCGTCCCAACGCCACTCGCGTCCACGACTGAGCCCCTACACTGCGTAGGGCTATAGCCTTGTATGGCTTCGACAGAGCGGCGGCAGAAGCGACTTAAGGGCGATAATAAGTTAACTGTTCGTCAGGACGTTCCACGATCTAAACGTGACCCTGCGTTTAAAGTGGCACAGAGACTCTCTGGGGGCACGCGCAGGGCGTGGGAGAAAGACAATCCCGAGAGGTTTCAGACAGCACAAGACCTGTATGGAACTTCCATGCCCACCCGACAGATATACTGGGAGAAAGGGTGGGACAAGAAGTTACCAGCCAAGACCGTCCAAGACCCCGAGCATGGCTTACATGGGGACGCTAGCGCACCTGTGTCCAATGTCATGGACCGGCAACTTCCGGGGCTTGAGGACCCGCAGGCTGCGGCTGCACCCCCTCGTTGGGAAGACATGCCTCTGAGGCAACGGGTCAACATTGAGGCTCAGGTGTTGGCTAAGACCGGGGCAACCACAAAGAGTATGACGAGGGCGATTGGTTCTCAAATAGATCAGTCCTTTTTACGTGCGGATACGCAGGGTTTAGATGCACCCGTGGGTTCTGACTTCTATGATCCGCAGTCATCCGTTGGTACAGCCATTAGTGAGTCCGCTCAACAAACAGGACTGTCTAAGAACACGATGCTGAATATGATGGGTGTGACCTCTCCGAAGACCCAGTTCAGCGAAAAGTCCCCCAGTGGTGAGATGACTTACCCCAATCTAATGGCGGGTGTGCGAGCATCTGAAATGGAGAGTAGCCATCCAGATATGCCTGTGGGGGATATCCAAAAGCCAGCCTCAGATGCGATGACAGATGACTTTATTGGAGATCAAAATCTGGGGGCTGTAGGGTATCCTGCGAACGTGCGTAAAGCGGCTACTCTCGCTCGGGCAGAGCGCACAGAAGGACCAGCAGCAGCCGATCCAAAAAAGTTGTTTGTTACCAAGGGAGGGGACGTTGGGGGGATGGGTCCTAAGACTGGACCGTTTGTCAACAGTTTCAGACCTTCTCAGCCAGACTTCTTTGTTGCGGATATACACAGTGGTGGCGGTGGGATGCTGCCACACA